CCCAGGGTATATAATCCGGGCTTTCACCATTGCCCTTTCAATCAAATGACTGGCAGAAGTTGTGCTCATCCCAGACCCCCTATTCTAACTTGTTTTCTAACTCAAACTCCAGCACCTTGTTCATGATATCCTCGGAAGTATCCCTCTTGACCAGCTTGATCCCAATATACCTTGGATCCCCCTTAATTGCGTCAATGAGAGCCTCTTTGGATGCCCAGTCCTGAATTGATATCAGGGGGTTATCTTTGAGTAGCCAGGGTGGACCGAACCACCCATCCTCCCATGCCTTATCCACCTCCTCCTGGGTCTTAAATGATTTGGACTTCCCCTCCTTGTTGTACAGGAACGTGGGGGCAATCTTGTAATAATTAGGCATTAGTACCTCCTTGAGAAGCGGACGACGCACAACGCACAGCGCACGTCCGCACTCGAAATTAAACATCCAGGAACGGAAAGAAGAGACGCTCCGGGTGTTCGGTTGGATTACAGCCCATCAGCATGAACTCGATAGGCAACCTTCACTGTCATTGTGGAGTCATTTGATGCATTACCGGCAATCTCACCATCTCCAGTATTGAAAAGCTCAAGCCCTTTATTAACCGCATTTGCGGCTGTCATTGTGGCTATACCCGCCGCCGGAATGAACGCCATCTGATCTGCGGCCTGATCAATGAAACCTGTTGTCTCGATTGCGCCCGTTACATCCTGACCGCTGGTACTATACTGAATGACCAGATTGTCAACGGTCTCGGTAAGAACTTCTGAGCCGTAATCGAGGATGAGAACAGCCGATACGAACTCAATGAACGTGTTCGCCCCAGTAGCCGCAACTAAAGCCTTCGGAGATGCCCTTAACGCTTTGATATCAGCATTGGCAAGCTCAACTGTGGAATGGTATATCCCGGTTGAGGAATCGAAAGTCACTGAAGCGATACCGGAGACAACACCCGTTGCGTCAATATCCCAGTCAGCCGTATCTATTGCCATTGTTCCGGTAGGAGTAATTGTGATATCGTCACCAGCTGTTATGGTAATATCACCATTAGCTGCGCCAGCCGCTCCAATTGTTATTCCACCATCAGAAGTTGAAATACCAACAGCATCAGCCCCGGTCCCGGCTGACGTGATCAGAACGCTTGAATCGTTTGCCCCGGTTACGCTGATCGTTAAATCATCAGCCGCTCCGTCTGAGGCCAGGGTCACGGTCATAGCCGCACCTGCTGTGCCTGTGATATCGGCTATCCCGGTTAAAGCACCCGTAGTGGATATGTCCCATGAGGATGAGTTGACTGCTACTGTATTGGACCCACCACCAACTGTTACCGCTTCCGTAGTTGTTCCAGTCCCAATATTGGTGGCGAAATTGCTTGATGCGTTGAGGTTGACAGCCGCACCCGTTATTGTCGCTCCAAGTGATCCGGTAAGCAGTCCGTCCATCGTAATTGCGCCGATTCCGGTCATGGCTCCTGCTGTGGAGATGTCCCAATCGGAGCTATTGACCGCCACAGTCTCTGTTCCTGAACCGATAGCAACAGCCACCGTATTCCCATTGGTAAGCAGGATGGAATTTAGGTAAGCGGCCCCGTCAACGTCATAAGCCTGAAGTGCAAAGGTCTCAGCCGTTGTAGTTGATCCCTTTACCGAATTACCCGTTGCCAGAACAACGTCACCAGCAGAAAGTGTCAAATCGCCCGACATTCCCAGTGAAGTAACACCACTAATAGCCCCGGCAGTTGAGATGTCCCACGACGTGGAGCTAACAGCCACTGTCCCGGTCCCGTCACCAAGTGTCCAGTTACCGGAAACGGAAAGACTACCAGCCGCAAGAGATCCCACAACTGTAACTGTCCCATCCTGGCCAACCACAAATGCTCCAGCCTGACCACTGGTACTGACTACTAAAGGGTCAACATTGGCATCATGGCTTATAACCTCAAGAACGGTTCCGTCAGTAGGGTTCCCCGTCTTGGACTCAATACGCATAACGGAAACGTCACCAAAGGCTCCTAATCCCTGGAAATTGAACATGTCTCCGTCAGTTTTGGTTGAAGTAAGTATCTGCTGGAAAGTGGTCATGGCTATGGTTCCAGCAGCGTCCGGATCAGCAATATCGTCCCAAGCCGTTGTTGCGGTTGAGAGCAAACTGGTCACGGTCCCGGCATCATCCTCAAAAAATATGTCGTTGTTGACACCAAATATCCTCCACCACCCCGATGCTGGATTCCCACTCGGATTGGCTGAGAGTTCCGGACCCAGTATATAGTTATTGGGTCTTGCTTTCAGTGTGATATCCGATCCCCGGTCCTCCAGTCCAGCCTGGGCAGTGAAAGAAAACAGCATAAATAACATAACGGTTATTAAGCTGGTAATCTTTTTGAATTTTATCATTTCGTTTTCCTCCATCGTTCTGGTCCCCCGTTGCTGGGGGACCACTATTGACTACTGATAATTAATACCCAGCCGTTAGCCCGTGATCCTTAATCCCATATGAGGATTGGGGGTATCCCATCCGAACAGTATATCCAACCTCGTTATCTCCTTATAGTTGGTGATATCGTAGGCCGTAGCCACTGTTATGCTGAGTCCCAAATCCTTGTCATTGGCCTGTCCCCACATTACGGACTGACCTGCTGATTTGGGTTTCTCGAACGGGACCACTGTGAGGGCAAAACAGTCCGGAACGAATGCCAAGTTCTGGGGGAGTGCCTGAGAATCAGTACCCACAACCGTAATAGCCGCTCCATTCTGGGGAAGTGTTACCACCGTCTGGTACGGGAGGTAATCCTCAGTTGCCGCACTGGAGTATATAGCCGGGGAAATGGGGATTGTGGCCGCTCCAGCACCATCGCTGGTTACATCAGCCGTTACCGTAAACTGACGGGACTCATTACCCTCCCACACCTGACCATTGACCGGGTTTACGCCGTAAACCGCATCTATCGTTATTACGTCACCAGCCTTGAGTATGCCGGTTGCGTTGGCCCAGCCGTTAGTGACCAGTGAAGTTGCACCCTCAGCAGTTGCACCGTTCATAACTCCGGTGGAACCGGCATCCCATATACCAACTGTGTGAGTCTGGACGTTCTGACTCATAAAGAAGTCCATAAGAGCGAAAGTCCCAATGAACCCCTTCCTCAGTAACGTGTCCACAATGTTCTGTTGAAATACGGACTTGAGTTCCCCATCTGCCATTGACCAGTGAGCCTTGGGGGACAGAATGCATATTCTTCCATCACGGGGTATTGACTCATTGTCCAAACGTCCTGCAGCCAAAGTCAACACGTTGAAGGTTGAGGGTGTGGTTCCCGGAGTACCCACCAAGTTGTACAGGTTCTTGTACTCCAGATGGCCGTAGCGGTCCACCAGATCGGCAAGTGTGATGGTGGCCGGATTCACGTACTTCTCCGAAAATTTTTCGATCTTCAGTGTGAGGTCGGTTTCCAGAAAATCCCAGCCGACGTGAAAGTGCTGATCCACCGTGATTGTGGTGCTTCTCTCCTGAATGTCAACCGGATCGAAGGTTGCTCCGCTCTTAGCACGGAATTTGTTGGGGAGCTGAACTGATACACTGGCTCCCTTTTTGTAACCACCAACAGCCGCATTAAAGTTGTTGTTGAATCCCTTATACACGTGGTTACCCATTACCATACTGTTCTTCAGATCAAACAATGCTCGTTCAGCAATCATAGTGTGGGTCAAAAATACATCAGTCATTTTACATTCCCTTCTTAGCTCTCCTTACCCTCTCCCATTCAGCGTGGAGTTCAGCCCTTGACTTTTCATTGTCGGGTTTCGGTGGAGGATTTCCCCCACCCCCATTCAGAATTTTGGGGGGATTAGGAGCAGCGGTAATCTTCTTCTGTTGAGAAGATATTATAGTTTCAATACGTCCTATTTCCTTGGCCTGTTGAACTGGACTGAGGGATGCAATACGGGATGCCTCCTCCGGGTTCTTACCCAGGTGATATAGTACTTCACCCAGGTTATCCCCCATAGCCGCATCATACATGTGCTGAGTGACTGGAACGCTTGTATTGAGTGCCACCGAATCAAAGTCGGCATACTTAGCTCTTGCCTCCTTGATCACCTTAGTTGTTGTGGACTTACTCTCACTTTTCCGTTCCTTGTCCCTCTCAGCCTTAATTTCGGCTAAGGTCTGGTCCCTCACTTGCTTGGCAACGGCCTTCAAGTA